TTGCTGGGACAGTTGATTGTATCGCTGAATATGACGGCGAGTTAGCAATAATTGACTTTAAAACTTCTAAAAAACCAAAACCACGAGAGTGGATTGAACACTATTTTGTTCAATGTATGGCATATGGATGTATGCTATATGAACTGACTGGTATTTCAGTCAAAAAACTTGTAATCATTATGGCTTGCGAAAATGGAGAATGCGTCGTTTATGAAGAAAGAGACAAATCAAAGTACATCAAACTACTCAGCAAATACATTAGAAAGTTTGTTAGAGATAAACTGGAACTCTATGGAACCAAATAAAGAACTAGAACAGGCAATAGAAAGTAAATTTTTAACACCATCTAAATTTGCTCTTGAAATTGAGAAAATTGTTGCAGAAGAAAACTTCAACTACATTGATGCTATTTGTCATTATTGTGAACTCAATAATCTTGAAGTAGAATCAGTTACAAAACTCATTTCAAAACCACTGAAAGAGAGATTAAAGTGGGACGCAACCCGTCTTAACTTTATGAAAAAAACTTCAAGAGCAAAACTTCCCCTATGATTTCTCGTGATGATTTAATGCACCATCGCCTTCAAGCGTGGATGCGTGAAAACAAATGTGATGAACTCGAGTATCTTGGTTTTTATCAAGATATTCTTGGTGTAGATCGGCACTGGTATCGTGTTGGTACTCATGAAGTCACAGTTGATTGTATTGAAGACATTGAATTTGCTGGATTTGTAGATGTTGAAAGTGACTCCCTTTGAAACCTACCAACATTATCTGTCATTAAAAAATCACTTTACTAACCCAAAGTATGATTTTTTCAAGTATGGTGCGAAAACTCGCGCCAGTATGACTTCATTTAATAAAAGAAAAGACAAATACTGGTTTGAAAAAACATCAAGAAAGTATTCTGATAAAGAAGTCGTAGATTTTTTAGTATCAAACTTTGTAGCATCAGACACACCTGGCAACTTATGGATTGGAGAGATTATCAATTCTGGCGAAAGAACTTACGCAGATTGGATGCGGAGACAACAGAGTTTGACTTACTTATTCAAAGAGCAAAGCAACGAATTGTTCTCGGAGACAAAATTAGACGATGCTTTGAACTGTTCCAAAGGTCATCCACCCGTTCTTAAAAAGTTCCTGAGCGGGAAAATTTCATTAGAAACACTAGTTATATACGATAAAATATTCCTGTTCGGGAATAAGTTTGATAAGCAACTTTTGGATCCAGTGTGGGAAACCGTAAGTTTAAAAATTAAAAAATATAATCCATTTCTAAATATTGATGTATTCCAATTTAAAAAGATTTTACGGGAAATCATAGATGAGTAACTTTTTCGATTCCGATATTATTCAAGAAGAACTGAAAGAAATCAACAAGTTGCAAGAAGATATCTACGGAAGTATTCTTACTTTTGGTATGATGGACCGTGAAACCAAGTTGGAGCACATTGAAAAACTGGAGCTCTTGCTAGAAAAGCAGAGAGTGATGTATACTAGGTTATCCCTTTCAGACGACCCCAAAGCGGTTGAAATGAAAGAGAACCTACGCAAGTCAGTTGCGCTGATGGGATTCCCACCAGAAACTGATATGAGTTTACTTTTCAGTAGTATGAACAAGACCATTGAATCCCTGAAACAATACCTTGACAGGTGATCCGATCTTCGCTATACTATCCAAGTAAATCCACCGAATCCAAACTAATCCGAGGTAATCCAAATGTCGTTTTCCGACCTTAAAAAGCAATCCAAACTTGGCAATCTTACTGCCAAACTGGTTAAAGAAGTTGAAAAAATGAATAATAACAGCGGTTCGTCTGACGACCGTGTGTGGAAACTGGATGTAGATAAGAGCGGCAATGGTTATGCCGTGATCCGTTTCCTTCCTGCTCCAAACGGTGAGGACCTGCCGTTTGTGAAACTCTACAGTCACGCATTTCAAGGTCCTGGTGGTTGGTATATTGAGAACTCTCTGACTACTCTGGGTCAGAAAGACCCTGTGTCTGAACTGAACTCCGAACTGTGGAACAACGGTACTGATGCTGGTAAGGAACTTGCCCGTAAGCAGAAGCGTAAACTGACTTATGTGTCTAACATTTATGTGGTGAAGGATCCTGCAAATCCTGCCAACGAAGGTAAGGTGTTCCTGTTCAAGTATGGTAAGAAGATCTTTGATAAACTCACTGCTGCAATGCAACCTGAGTTTGAAGATGAAGAAGCAATTGATCCGTTTGACTTCTGGCAAGGTGCCAATTTCAAACTGAAAGCAAAGAATGTTGCTGGTTATCGTAACTATGATTCTTCTGAGTTTGCACGTCCAGAAGCACTTTTGGACGATGATGAAGCAATGGAAGCAATCTGGAAGAAGCAGTATTCTCTTGCCGAACTTGTTGCTGCCGATCAGTTCAAGTCCTATGATGAACTGAAAAAGCGCCTTGACTATGTGCTGGGTAACAAAGGCACTCCTCGTTATCAAGATCCTGATGTTGCTGATGAAGAAGAGTATTCTCGTGGTCCTGTGAAGGATCTCGATGAAGATCTTCGCACTGAACTCAACAATCTGAAACCCACCACTCGTCGTGCCGCTGTGGAGGAAGATGAAGATGACGATGCCCTTTCATACTTCGCCCGCTTGGCAGAAGACTGATTAGGTGCTATAATACTGGGGAGGCAAGGGTCTCCCCTTTTTTTTATGAAATCTGATTTTTACGTCGATAGAATCACCAAGCAGCAAGCGGGAGAACTGTTGCTGAAATATCACTATCTCAAAGATATATCAAAGGGATTCAAGTCTGGATATAACTATGGTCTTTTCAAGAAAAATGAGTTCTCTCCACTAAATATTGGTGGTTTACAGGGAGTCTGTATCTTCACAGGACTTCCAGTTCCAGAAATTGCAAAGGGGGCATTTGGACTTGAACGAAACCAACAGCAAGGACTCTTCGAATTATCTAGACTCTGTATCCACCCAGATACACAGTCACAAGAGTACAACATTACTTCTTGGTTCGTTGCAAAAGCGATTAGACAATTTCGCAAAGATACAAACGTCTCAGCAATCATTTCTTACGCGGATTCTGATTTTCACGATGGTACAATTTATCGTGCTTGCAACTTTAAATATTGCGGTCTTACAGACGCTAAGAAAGACTTCTACTATGCCGATGGCACCAAACATTCAAGAGGTAAAGTAAAAGGTGCTGAGGGAGAATGGAAAGAACGCTCCCGCAAGCACCGTTACGTTATGATGTTTGATAAAAGTTTGAAACTGTTATGGACCGATGAGACGAGTGTTCTCAGTGCGAGCTAATTTGTCGTTAACATACTGTGAACTTTCATCATATTTCATAAGTACTCTCATATCATTTAAGAATTGTTGTAAGTATGATCTGTCTAAAACATCAATTTGTCTTTTTTGATCATTTAGTGCAACTTCATACTCATAATTTGAAACTCCAATAACTGGGTTTATTTCCCCAGTCGTATCTGAGGTAAAAATAGTAGTTTCATTTGGTCCAACATTTTTATAAGTGGAACCAGGAGATATAACTATCTTAAAATTTGAATCAACAATTTTACCTTTTGGAAGAATTAATCTCCCGTTTTGATCTCTAACTTCAACAGTTTCGTAATGATGAATAGCATTTAACTTTTCTGGAGTATACTTGTTTTCAGCATATTCGTAAATATCACGATTAGAAAGTGGCCATTGATGTCTTACGCTTACAATACCAGCAGTAATTAAAACAACCCAGTCATAATCTGGACTTCCATAAAGTAGGTCAGCAACCGTGTCAGGTCTGGCATTTTGTGGTATTTGAAATTTAGCATATAAAACAGTCTTATCCTGTAACCAGTCTAAAAACTTAACTCTACGAAATATGTTTTTAACTCTTATGTAATCCCTTGAAGAATTTTTATGTGGTAGGGATGATGGTATTTCTAAATCTGGTAGTTCTCTGAAATAACTCATTTTAGTAACCTACTCCATCGAATGCTGCATCTTGTCCATAATCTTCATAGTATACTGGATCAATTTCTTTGAATGCTAATGTCATCTGTAAGTGAACTGGACTTCCATCTTCATAAGTTGCATAAGTTCCAGATGCCGTGTAATTTACGGACATATCTGTCAATGCACAAGGTTTGAAAGTATTTAAAAATGGATGTTTCTTAGGACCCATTTTATAGGTTAATTGATAGACACTTGGAGATTCAATAAAAAATCCAGATCTATTATTTCCAGTGCCTGCACCACCATTTCTTGCAGACATTGTTGATTTTAATGTTCTGATAATTCCTTTAACTTCTTCTGCTTCTTTTCTAGATCTTGGAGCAAGATCGAATGTAAATTGGAATCCTCTGAGATTTATGCCCTGAAAGAGAAGTTCCAAGTTAGAATTCATAACCATTCCAGTGGTTCTAGCAATCAGACCACTGGTGCTTACATTACCACCAAGATTATTTACTGATTGTCCAGCCAATCCATTAATTAATGCTGTTTTAAGTGCTTGATTATTTGCAACCGCCGAAACTCCTTGTGTTGCAAATTCGACAGCTTTTTTTGCAGCTTCAACTGGGTTATTTGTCATGGCTTCACCAGCAAGTCCAAGTCCAGCAGCTTCAATAGGATTAAGAGTATCTTCACCCCAAGTTACAGAGTTACTATCACTTACATTTTGAGGTATTGGAAGTATGATGTAATGTGTTGGACTAGATTTGCCTGCTTTGTTTTGCTGCTGCCTTTGTTGCATTGAAGGCATTTCAAGTGGTGGTCCAAAATCAATACCGCCAGCAATATAATCAAATATTTTTATTTCTAAGTAGTCAGAAGTACTATCAATTCTCTTCATTGGATACCGAAAGGTATTCTTTCCACCACCATTGTTGAAATACTCTGGTGTTGCGGATACGTTAGAATATGCATTAGCGTAAGCATTTTCTGTCGAAGCAGTTGCATATGCTTCGCTACCCATTGAAGCACCGACGTTGAGAGGCATCTATACTACTTTTTTAAGTATTTAGACGGAAATTTGCAAAAGGTATTGCTTGCAAGTCTCTTATTTCTGATGGATACACTTCGTACAATGATCCAACCACTTCATTCCAAGTATATTGACGAGTTTCACTCCAGTGCATATTCAATCCACGAAATCCCCAAGCAAAAACATCAGTTACTGCAACTAGTGGATTTTGATCGTATCTAATATTTGGTGTTTTTGCATTGTAAACGAAAATATAAAATTTACCTACCTGAGGAACTTTTCCACTTTCTTGAACAACTTCCAAAAGTTCAAGCATTAAGTCATCACCACTTTCTTTCCCCGTAATTCCTTCTAAAACAGGACGAACTCTATTACGATTAGTATCAGTATCGGTTGGATTTTTTGCTGATTTTTGCTCAGCAAGTTTTCTTTTTTGTGACTGAAGTAGAGTTTCTCTCTTTTCTGCCATTATTTGATACCTAATTCGTTCTCCGTTAGAACCTTAAATTCATATCCACGATCCGCACACCATTCTTTTGCCGCTGCCCACTTTGCTTGATTCTTGGCATACTCATATGCTTCCTGCAAGTATCCTTTGGTCTGTCTTTTGGGTTTTGGTGGAGGAAGTGTTTGTCTCTTTGGTTTGATCTCGATCACATATTTCTTAATTGAACCATTCTCTTCTTTAACTTTTATGATAAAATCAGGAAAGTACCTATGAGGTTTTCCGTCTATTGGAGAACGATAAACAACACACTTTTCTTCTGATGCCCACTCTAAAACATTTTCATTCAAATCACAGTACACCATAAATTTGCGCTCCCACAATGAACGATAAACAATGTTCGTGGGATCTCCTTTGTACTTTTGAGGATATGATGGTTTGTATTTTCCCTTATATGACATCTAAATAACTAAAATGCTCATAATAGGTATTTAGAGTGCCTGCACCAAGACCAAGAAAAATATCAGAGTTCAAACCACTTTTTACCAATCTTGCTCAGACTTCTCATTATCAGATAATTTTTGGTGGTTTATCTGGACAATTAAGATCATATTTACTCAGAAGAGGAATTGATTATAGATTTATTGGTGACTCAGTTGGGTTGTTGTGCAACTCTGCATCACTTCCAGGAAGTTCTTTTGCAACTGCGGATATTGTTGGAAACTACACTGGTGTTGCAGAAAAAATGGCACACACCAGAACTTTTACTCAAATAGATTTTGAGTTCTATGTTGATAATTCATATAAAACTTTGAAATTTTTAGAGCACTGGATGGAATTCATTTCTAGTGGATCGAGAGAATCTCCATATAAAGAAGGATATCATTTCAGAATGATGTATCCAGATGAATATAAGTGCAATTCTACAAGAATTATAAAATTTGATAGAGATTATAGTAAGTATATTGAATATACTTTTTATGGTTTATTCCCACTTACTTTAAATTCAACTGCAATTTCTTATGAAAATTCGTCTATTTTAAAAGCAAGTGCTTCATTTAATTATGAAAGATATGTTTGTGGTAGATCATATAGTATAGACATTAACAGAAGAGAAGATAACAATAGAGATCCGCAAGCAGGAACTAATTTCCTCAACGAAACTGATAATAATAGACCGATCTACGTTCCAGTATCACCTGGTGCAGCTGCTGCTGGCGGTGTAAGATTTAGACCTCTTGGAACTCCAACAGGCGAAGCAATAGTTACTGGACAATTAAGAGATAGTCTATTGTAAGTTCAAAAGACTTCTCTAAATATTTTTATCTGAGTTGTAAGGATTATTATGCCTTTACCTAAAATCTCTACGCCAACGTATGAGTTAGAAATTCCATCTAATAAACAGAAAATTAAGTATAGACCTTTTCTAGTTAAAGAAGAAAAGATCTTAATCATTGCTATGGAAAGTGAAGATAGCAAACAAATTGCTAATGCAGTTAAAAATGTGATTTCCTCTTGCATTTTGACAAGAGGTATTAAAGTTGAAGATTTATCAACTTTCGATATTGAATATTTGTTCCTCAACATTCGAGGCAAATCTGTTGGGGAAGATGTTGAAGTTCTAATTACTTGTCCTGATGATAACATTACTCAGGTTCCAGTATTGATTAATCTCGACGATATTAAAGTTCAAATTAGTGAAGATCACACCAGAGACATTAAACTCGATGACAATCTGGTTTTAAGAATGAAGTATCCATCAATGGATGAATTCATCAAGAGTAATTTTGCTTCTGGAAATGAAATTGGTGTGACTGAAACATTTGATTTGATTGCATCGTGCATTGAACAAGTTTACTCGGAAGATGAATCTTGGGCAGCATCTGATTGTACTAAAAAAGAACTTCTTGAATTTGTGGAACAGTTTACATCAAAACAATTCAAAGAGATTGAAAAGTTTTTTGATACAATGCCTAAACTTTCTCATAAATTTACAGTTAAGAATCCAAAGACTGGTGTTGAAAGTGAAGTTGTGTTGGAGGGACTCACATCTTTTTTCGGGTAAGTATGGCTCACGAGGATATTGAGTCATACTATAAAGTTAATTTTGCCTTGATGCAGCACCATAAATATAGTTTGACAGAACTAGAAAATATGATTCCATGGGAAAGAGAGATTTATCTCTCTCTCCTCAAACAATATGTTGAAGAAGAGAATCTAAAGCACCAACAGGGAGCAAATGGCTGAGATTAAATCGCCACTATCAGGAGGATTAAGAGTCGCTAGAAGAACGGTGTCTGCCGATGCTTTCGTTAGAGCAGCACCTCCACCTCCTCCTGCGGTTTCTCAACCAGATCCAGTTACAACATCATTAATTCAAAGAAACTCATTAGCATTAAATACAGTTTCTGAACAACTGACATCACTCACACAGCAAGTTAATTCTTTGAATGCTGCGATGCAGAATGTTTATGGAAACATAACTCAAAATTCAGTATTAGAAAGAAGAAAAGAATCACAAGAACAAGATCAAGAAAGAAGACTTGCAGAACAACAGTTAAGAGAAGGTAAAGAAAGTGCGATTGAAAGAAAGATACAATCTGCATTAGTTTATCCCGTTCAAAAGATCTCTGCAAAGGCATCATTCACACTTTCTCGCTTAATGCAATTTTTTACCACTCTTTTGGGTGGTTGGTTATTGAATCAAGGATTGGAGACAATCAAGGCACTTGGTGAGGGAAATAAGAAAAGATTAACAGAAATTAGAGATAATGTTCTAAAAAATCTTGGCATTATTGGTGGAATATATGCTGGTATTAGATTTGGTCTAACCGCAGTATTCAATGCAATGACTCGTGTTGCTGCAAGAGTCACATCTGCTGTTGCTGTTGGTTTGTTTATAAGACCTGTTCAAGCTCTGTTAGATGGTGTTAAGGGAGCAGCAGATAAACTCATACCAAAAATACAGAACGTCCTTCCAGGATTTTCAAAACCTGGTGGAGGAGGTGGAGGAAATCCACCACCACCTGCTGGTGGCAAAGAACCACCAAAAACAACTAGTGAAGCATCACGCCAGGTTGGTGGTAAAGGTTTTAATAGATTTGCACCATCAAGTTTACTAGCTCCTCTTCTTGGTGGAGCAATCGGTGGTACTGCTGATGTTATGCAGGGCGAAGATCCTGCAAAAGCATATACAACTAATCTTGGTGGTGCCGCTGCTGCTACATATGCCACAGGTTTAGTATCAAGGTTACCTTTACCACCACTAATAAAAGTTCCATTAATGTTTGGAACTGGATATGGAGTTTTTGGTTCAGTAACAGAAGGACTTAAAGGTTTTTATGATAAGACCACTGAAATGTTTGGAACTGATCCTGGTGCAACCAGTTCTCAACCAGTTCAGAGTAAAATCACTGATATTGCCTTTAATTCTGAAAGTTTGGTGAATGATCAAAAACAGATGTCAAGTGCAGATTTAATAACACAGGCATCACAACAAGATTTTAAACAACCACCACAGTATGGAAATATAAATGTAGATCAATTAGTTCAAATCGGAGCAGAATTTGCAGGAAAAATTGGAGCAGAAGGTCTTGAAATTGCAAAAGGATTAACTGGAGAATCATTCAACATACCACAAGCACAAGTATTTCCAATTAAGCAAGAAGTTGCAATGAAGACAGCAAGTGTTGGTCCATTACCAGAACCAACACCAACAATTATTCCTATGCCTATGGGTGGAGGAACTAGATCTGTTGCTGGAAAACAAAGATCAACTGTAACTGGTGAAGATACTAATCCAATGCCAGTTATAAACCCAGAAAATGCAAACAATATCTACCTTGCATTTTCACATTCAGTCTACAATGTTCCGATGATGTAAAATGGCAGAAAAACTTCAAAGCACATTAATAAAATCATCGATAGGTGTTGATAAAATTAAAAAGTCTGTGATGACTTTTAGGAAAAGTATTAATAGTACTCAAAAGAGTGCTGTAAATATCAACACAGCATTAGTAAACAGCAACAGACAGAAACAACAAGCAATAAAACTCACAGTATCAAATTTCCAGAAAAGGAGAGAAGCAGTTAGAAGAAGGGAAAGGGAGGATATAATTGAGGCATCTGGAATTAGTGGTGCAATTAGAAGGCAAGGAAAAGTAATTGCATCTAGTACCAAAGGTTTTCTTGGAAGAATACTAGACTTTATAGGAACATTAATGGTTGGATGGTTGATTAATAATCTTCCAGTAATTATTAGTCTTGGAGAGCAATTGATAAGCAGAATGGGTAAATTGTTTATTGTACTGAAATCTTTTGTTGGAAATGTTACAACAATATTGTCTGGATTTGGTAGTTTGCTTGGTGGAACTATCCAAAACTTTATGAAGTTTGATTTCACTGATCAACAACAATTGGTTGATAGAAGTATGTCAACCATCCAAACTGGTATACTAGGTATTGAAAAAGATTTCAATGATGCAATATATCTTCTTTCTCAACCACTTGATCTTGGTTTTGATAGATTAATTATTCCTGAGGATCAAGGAGAAGGACCACCTGCTTCTCCTGAGGGAGTTCCTAGTAGTGGTGGCGATAGATGGAAACCACTTTTTGATGCTATTGGTGCAGGAGAGGGTGGATATACTTCAATGTATCCTGGTGAAAATTATCCAGAATTGGTTAATATGACAATTGCTCAGGTAATACAATTCCAAAAACAAAAATTAAAAGATGGTAGAGCGTCTGCGGCAGTTGGAAAATATCAGATGCTCTATCCTGAAAAATATGCAGCTGCTGCTGGTCTCCCATTAACTGCTAAATTTTCACCAGAAAACCAAGACAGAATGGCAGGAGCATATATTGAAAAATATAGAGGTGGTAGTGATTGGTTGTCTGGAAAAATAACTGATGAACAATTTGGATATCAATTGGCAAAAGAATTTGCTGGTCTAAAACAACCAAATGGTGTTGGATTTTATGATAAAGACGGGAGAAATAAAGCAACAGTTGATTGGAAAGTCACAAAAGCAGCTTTAAAAAAAGTAAAGTCTCAACCAGCGACTCCATCACCAGTAATAACATCCAAGTCACGTGTTATTGATGAAATCAATGTATCTGGTCCATCTGGTGGAACACCAACCGTTGGACTTTCTGGTGGAGGTGGAAATTATGGTGCATACAGAACTTCTACAAGAAGTCACGCAGGTATTGATATTGGAACAAGTGGTCAAACTGGATGGTTAGTTGGTTTTAGAGGATCTGGTACAGTCACTTACGCTGGTGTTGGTGGTGGATATGGAAATCTCGTCATCATTAAATCTGGAAATACAGAATATTATTTTGCACACTTAGCAAGAATAATGGTTAGACCTGGACCATATAATGGTCAAGTAATTGGTGAGATTGGAAATACAGGGTCTGGATCTGGAATACACTTACATTATGAAGTTAGACCAAATGGAAAACCAATTGATCCAAAACCATATCTTAATCTGTTGGACATTGGAAGAAAGACTGCTCCTACCTCTACTGCAATTTCTGCTGCAAAACCAAGTACTTCACCAGCAGTCCAAATTGCAAGTGCAAAACCAGCACAATCAGTACAGTCAGCATCGCAGGTTGCAACAGAAAGAAAAGGACAAACTATCGTTGTTCCTATTCCTATGCCAGATCAATCACAAATTGCACAAGCAACACCACGAGTATCTGGTGGAGCACCAAGTTTCCAAAGTTCCCCTCAAAGTGGATTAAATAGATATATCGAACAAACTCAATACCTCGCACTAGCATAATCATAAATGGCAGCAATCGATAGGTCAATATACGAATCCCTTATCCTTGAAAAAAGAGGTGGTGGTAAGACCATCGACGTTAGATTAGGTACAGTTTCTGTTGATTACTATGAAGATATTTTTTCACCTACTGTTACCGCAACTATTGTAATTGTTGATAATGGTGTTGTATCTGGAGCAAATAATTCAGAAAATGCTGATATAAATTGTATGACTCCTGACGGGGAAAGACAATCAGTATATCAAGGTCTTCCGTTAAGAGGTGGAGAAAGAGTTTTATTTAAAGTTGCTGGCAATTCACCATCAAATCCTGGTATAGATTATGCATCAGGCGATACTCTATACGTTTCAAATATTGCAAATGTGATAAGCGAAACTCAAAGAGAAATGTTGGTATTAAATTTAACTTCAAGAGAAGCAATTTTAAACGAAACTGAATCCGTAACAAAAAAATATCCAACATCATCTCCTATTTCAGTTTCTGCCGAAAATATTATCAAAGAATTTTTAAAACCAACGAAGAAAGTTGAAGTTGATAAGACCATAAACTCTTATGGTTTTTTAGGCAATTCTCGCAAACCATTTAGTCTTTTAGTTAGTTTAGCATCAAAAGCAGTTCCAGAATTATCAGAAAAAGATGCAACTGCTGGATTTGTATTTTTCCAAACAGTTGAAGGTTTATTTTTCAAGTCAATTGATGAGTTGATCAAGAAAGGTCCAAAAGCAACATACACTTATACTGATGTTAATCAGTCTAGATTGGCAAGAAATAATGACTTTAATATTTTATCTTATAGTACAAATAAGAATGAAAAACTTATCGAAAATCTTAGACTAGGTGCATATGCTAGTAAAAGAGTTATTTTCGATCCTTATACTTTTAAGGTTAATTTTATAGATTTTGGTAAAGATGAGTATAAAAAAGGATTAGAAACTCTGGGAGGAGCAATTAATCCACCAGTGATTGTGGCAGGAACTGACGGATCACTAGATCTTGGAAAATCTCCATCAAGAACAGTTGCATCAATACTTGATCGTGGAGCTTATGATGAAGATGTCTCAACAGAAAAAAATGCAGAAGCATTGAAATATCAGTCTCAAACTTTAACAAGATATAATAGTCTTTTTGTCCAGATGTTAACAATGACTGTTCCATCAAATACTAATTTGAAAGCAGGAGATGTTATTAATTGCCAATTTCCATCAACAACAACTTCTAAGAAGAAAGAGTTTGATCAGGCACAAAGTGGTCTATATATGATTAAGGCGCTGTGTCATCATTTTGATTCGAATGGATCTTATACTTCATTGAAGTTAGTCAGAGACACTTTTGGTCAATAAGGTAGAATAAAATGTTAGATCAGTCTTTAATAAAAAGTAATTTTATAGGAAGAGATGGATTTATATGGTGGATTGGACAGGTTCCACCAGAAGGAAATCATCGTGAACAGATTAATGGTGGTGGATGGAGTCACAGATATAAAGTTCGTATTTTAGGATACGATTCACCAGAATCATCCATACTCCCAGATGATAAGCTTCGTTGGGCGCAAGTTATGCTTCCAACAACTGCTGGATCTGGGGGAGCAAATCAGTATACTAGTGTTGCTATCTCACCAGGAGATACTGTTTTTGGATTTTTCTTAGATGGAAATGATCTCAATGTTCCTGTAATTCTTGGTGTTCTTCCTAGAACTTCACAAGTTTCAACTAATCAATACAGCGAACCATTTGAACCATATACTGGTTATACGTCTAAAATTGATAATGACGGTGCATATATTGTCAAAAGTGAGTCAAATGAAAATAATACAAACTCACAAAAATCTCCAAGAACTGTAAGTCCAAAACAAGCAAAACAAATTGGACCTAATGAGAGATCTGCATATAGTGCCATTGGAGATGTTATAAAAGCAGCATCTGGTTCTAGTTCTAGCACGATAAGTAAGATCTCGACAGAAGTTGATAATTTTGTTAATAAAGTGCAGACAATAACTGATAAAGTTTCTGGTGCAATTGGTAATACAAAAGCATTAATTAATGCTGAGATTAATAAAATCACTGCAAAAATACAAAAAATATCAAGTGGTTTAATCAATGGAATGGTGAACAATCTATATAAAAATCTTGCACCAGTTTTAAATTCTGGACTAAAATTATTGTATAAAACAGTTTATACTCTTGTATTTGCAGCAACTCAAAATGACTTAGTTGCTCATAAAGCAGGAGTTGCTGCACAGACAGCAATGGTAGCACCAGTGAATGCAATTCAGAAAGCATTACCTTGTATTGTCAATTCTGTTATTAGTACTATTGGAAATATAATTAAAGGTCTTATCCGTTCAGTTGCAGACAATGTTACTAATTTTGTGAGTTGCATTTCAGACCAGTTTATTGGTGGTCTTATGAATCATATTATAGGTAGTGTAGATTCTATATTAACACCACTTCTTGGTGCAGTAGATAAAATTTTGATGGGATTTGATGCAGTAGAATTTCTAAGATCAAGTGCAGAAGGATTACTAAGCGGAAAACTCAATCTTTCGTGCAATGAAATTTCTCCCAACTTCAATTCACCAACTAATCAATGGGTAATTGGTAAAGGTGCCAAAGAAGAGCCAGGTGTTTCATTATCTGATATTTTAGATTCTGCAAATACAGCAGCTTCCATTGCAAAATCATTTATTGATGGTGGAGGAGAAATTGGTGATATAGCTAGAAGTGTTGGATCTCTTGATTTTACAAATTCAAGTTTTTCTACGGCAGGATTTAAAGGTTTAGTTTCTGATTGTTATGGAGGACCCCGATTAAATTGTGGTGGACCTAAGGTTAAAATATTTGGAAGTAATGGTAGTGGGGCTGTTGGAAAAGCAATTTTAGGATCTATTGTTGGTGATGGAGCAGATGTAACTGGAAGTCTTATCGGAATTGATATAATTGATGGAGGTTCTGGTTATGATTTTCCACCATTTGTTGAAATTGTGGATGATTGTAATCAAGGATATGGTGCAATCGCAAGAGCAGTAATTGATTATGATGAAGAATCTCCTACTTATAAACAAGTCATAGACATTTACATTGTTTCCGAAGGTGAAAATTACCCAATAGGAGATGTTGAAGAAACAGAGTTGCAAGAATTCAAATTACCTTACATAATAGATGGTATTATAATTGTGGAATCTGGAACTGGATATACAAATAATGATACAGTAATTGATACTAATAATCCAGAGGTTGAATATAAAATTCAAGTTGGAACTACAAATGGTGATATCGTTAGAGTATTACCAATAAATAGTGAGACTAGTAACGTTACTGAGGTAAAGGATTTACCTCTACTTAAAGTTAGGAGTCAAACTGGTTATGGTGCGACATTAAAAGCAAAACTAAAACCAAGAAGGGAATATCAAGGCAAAGTCAAACAACAAATAGATTGCATTAGTAAATAATTATGGCAGAAAGACCGTTAGATAAGCAAAATTGGCAAAGAAGAAAATCTAAATCTTTCAGTCCAAATTTTAGAATTGACACTGGAAACCCACAAATGGGATTGAATGGTGCCTCAGTTTATGATCTTTATGCAGTAAATGATAATAGAGATGTCTCACTTGTCGGTATGACATTCGGTGGAATGTTTCATATTTACAATGATCAATCTATTGAGATTATAGGTGGTCAAAAGAGTTCATCAACTGGTGTTGACATCATCATCACAGGAAAAAATGGCGATGTTTGGATAACTGCCGAAAAAAATGGTCAAGTTAGAATTAGAGGAGCAAATATTACAGTCGATGCCGATGAGAATTTAACTTTAAAAGCTGGAAACAATATCAGATTACAAGCTGGAAATAAAATTAATCTTGATAGTAATATTGCTAATTGTGATGCTTTGGCAGGAAATTTGCCCCCACAATCAACAACATTTGGTGGCATCACATTTAGTGGGACATATGTTTCTGGCGATTTAGTCAGTTCTACATTTACTGGTGGATTACCATCATAGTATTATGCCACATTCACCCGAAGATTCCACTTATTTCCAACAATCAGTCTTCAATGAAGATGTTTATTTTTATGGAAATGTTTATGGATTAGAAACAGCATTTGTTGGAATTGGATCTACAAGTATTATTTCAAGAAATAATTCAAAAGTTGAAGTTAATTCAAATGAAACGGTTACAATAACCACAAATAATGTTGGTATCGTTACATTTGCCCAAAACAATATCGGAATTGCAAATACAATTACCTTTGAAAGAACTGGTATTGTTCAACAACTCTTTGAAAACGTAAATGTATCATCAACTGCTCTAACTGGAACAATCAATCTAGATATTCTTTCTGGAACTTTATTTTATTATACTGCTGATGCTTCTGGAAACTGGACTTTCAATATAAGAGGAAATTCTTCTACAACTTTAAATTCCATTCTTCCAATCGGTAAAAGTGTAACTATTACTGTTCTGAGCACTCAGGGATCAACTGCAAGATATGCGAGTGGATTTACTATTGATGGATCTTCAGTTTCTCCAAAATGGCAAGGAGGAACAGCACCAAGTTCTGGATTTACCAGTTCAATTAATGTCTATACATATTCAATTGTAAAGACTGCTAATGCAACATTTACTGTTTTTGGGTCAATAACTAAATTTGCATAATGCCAATACTTGGAACTTTATCATCACTAGCTGCGAGAGCATATGGTTTTACAACAGGATCTTCCGTAGATTTTTTGGTATCTCCATCAGTTAGCAGTTTAACTGAGTGGAGTCTTACATTAAACGGAGCATTAATTCTTGATGGTGGAACATCAACTACATATACACTCATTGCTCAAAGAACTTTTAGCACCACAGTTAAAATGTGGGGACAAGGTGGGCAAGGTGAAGGATTTGGTGGAACTGGCGGTTATTCGACAGGAACTGTTTCATTTTCATCGGGACAAACCTATACAATTCAAATGAATACTGGTGGTGGTCCTTCAAGACCTGGAAGTGGAAGTGGACTTAATCGTGGTGAGAGAGGTGGTGGATACGCTGGTATGTTCTTTGGACCATCGGTAAGTCAACCTTCTGCAATAATGATGGCTGGTGGTGGTGGAGGTGGTGCTCCTCCTGTTGGTGGATCTGGAAATGTTAGAGGAGGAGACGGAGGTGCCTTAAACGGAAGCAATGGTGGAAATTCACCAGACTCTGTAACTGGTTCAACAGGTGGTTCTGGCGGCACACAAGGCGGTGGAGGTGGTGCTGGTAACGGGTCAGGAACCCCAGCAACTCCTGGATCAGCACTACAAGGCGGTACAGGTGGGCAAGGTTCTGGATCATTCCCCAACTGGTCTGGCGGCGGTGGCGGCGGTGGA